CGTGCCCATTGTACGCCCATAGCCAGATTTCATCGTAACTGCCGTCCGTTGTTCCGGAAACGGCAGTATGAATCGTGTCTCCCGCTGTCGCCGTTTGGGTGATTTTAATTGCCTTTCCGTCCGTACTGCCGCTTAATTTACGTTTAACCACTGTTGCCATCGTTCATTCTCCTTTATGCCGCAACCGCAATCGTGAGCAGTGAGGCAGTTACATCGATTGTGAACGTTTCTCCTACATTAAGTGAAATGCTACTGCCGTAATCCCAATAGCCGATAAGTAGGTCAGTTGCGCTAGTATCGTCGTAAAGAATAACGTATCGAAAAGGTCCAATGCCTCCCGCTGTCGCCGTAATCACAACATCAGTTGTACAGGCGAGCGTATAAGTTCCCCCAGATTCCGCCGAGGAATCAATAGTCGCTGCGTGTCCGCCAGCGGTATATCCATTTGCATTTGCGGGAGGCGGGTGTTTTACTGATGGATCAAAGACAGTATCCGAAGCCGCAGTCGGTGCGGTATTGGTCAGGGCAAATCTGAGGGTGTCGCTACCCAAATTATACCCACCGTTGGCAAGCTGGGATAGGAACTTGTTGAACAGGTTAAAAGATGCCATGATCGTTCTCCTTGTTTAAAGAAAGGCCCTCCGAAGAGGGCCTTCATTGGTTTAAGCCTCGGACGCCGCCTCTTCGACATAGGCCGAATCGTCGAACTCGATACACAGAATTTTATTTCCTGGTGCTCCGGTATCTGTGATTTTCAAAACCTGCTCGCTTGCAGTTTCCGATGCAGGATCGAATATCAGCCCCTTGTTGGTGGAATCAGGAACTCCGGTTTCCACAACAAGACCCGCAGTGTTGGTTGCCGTAACGGTATTGACCGCACTAGCCCCCTGAGATACGACAACGGTGTCGCCCACTTCGACGGTATTGGTTTGAAAAACACAGGTAACTTTGGCTACGGTTCCACGGCATGGCGCCGGAACATAGGTTGTTGTCTGATTGGTATGTTCAATAATTAAGGTTTTCATTGATATTTTCTCCTTTGTTTTTAATAGTTATCCCTCTTGCTTATCATTCAGCAATCAAGGTGAAGGGAACGGTATCGCAAGCTCCACCAGCCTGGCTGCCGGTAAGCAAGTTGCCCGAAGCCAGCTTCACATTAAAATCGTATCCAGCAGTCGAGGTGCTGGTATCAATGTCCGTGATGAGCCGATTATTGATGACGTGGAACTGATCCGAATTGTCGTCAATGGTCAGACCAACAGCGTGGATGACACAACCTTCGACTCGGCTGTCATACGCCGGGGCGCTTTCCACCACATCAATGCCTTCAGTAGCATTAATATAGCAGTCTTTAATGACGGTCTGGTGGTTTGAGGCAGTTCCTTCGATAGCGATACCTACTCCGAAAATGCCCGTACCGTAAGCGCCGGGGTTCTGGTAAATCTCCACTCCCTCAATTCTGACCAGTGCCGAATCAGTGATTTCCAAGGCTTTAGTATTGCCTGCCGCGGATGGCTGCATGTGGCCGCCTATAAACCGCAAACCATGACATCCAGCAGGGATGACAAATAAATCACCCGTGCCGGTAGCAGTGAAGCCCATATTGATGAACCGGCAGCCCACTTTCGCTACCGCGATGGTATGCGCACCGATAATGCGCGGATAAGGAACAAGGTCTGACCCACAACCGATAATATCGCATTTTTCCGGCAGTACGGTAAGATCTTCTTCAATCCCATCTCCGCATACAAATATACGGTTACGTCGTGCCCACCAGCGATTAGCTGCCAAACCGATGCTGGCATTGCTGGCTGTAATTGCTTCTGCGAGCGTTGAAAACGGATGATCTGCCGATCCGTCACCAGACGCAGCCACGTTTAAATCCACGAAATATACCCCCGCTTTGGGGCCGCCACCTGCATTGTAAATGGTAAGGAAATCAGACAAAGGTCTTGTCGCTCGATTCCCGCCGACAGTTAATAATAATTCACTCATTATTTTGTCCTTTCTCCCGATCTCAAACAACATCGGGACAGATTAAAGGGTTAATGGGGCGAGTTTCCCCGCCCCACGATTAGCTTACCGGTTCAGTCAGATTTGTGTGAAGTACGTGCATTTTCCGGTTGGTACAGATTAAATTCCCTCTCCACCTAGTATCTGCCGTAATGGTATCCGGCTGACCGAGCACGGATTTGTCTTTCCAGAAAGGCTTTGTAAAATTGTAATCCTTATGGCTTCTCAGGTGCAGGAAGTTCAGATTCAGTGCATAAAGATAGCCTGTGGGAACGCCGGTATCCGACACAATGGGAGCACCTTTGTGTATAATGTTATCCCATCCAGCTTCAACAGCCTTTGCGTCAGCATATCTTTGCTGTGGGTGTAGAGAGCGTTCGTACCCATCCTTCAGTGTTTGCGTAGTTACGATGAAATTCGGCAAAAAGTCTTTGATATCGCCCATGTTGGGTTGACGGAAAACTTTCTGAAGGACTTCAAACGAAATCGCTTCCGCAGTTGTAATGACGTTGGCCTTCCAGTCGGGCATCTCGTCCTCATCGATTGACCCGTACTCAGTTGATGTAGTGGTATTGAACAGGTCACCTAGCCCGTTGATATTGTCGCTAGTAGCTGCGGCAGCAATCACATCGGCGGCCATTTTCACGCGGGCGGCCTTTATAATTGAATTCATATACTTCTTGGTCAGGTCAATAATGGCTTCCGCGCCGGTGTTTTGTGTCAGGTCGTCCAAATTCAACGTATTGGACCCGTAAACACCAGCCCACCGGAAACGAGCGGCATCGATGATGCTTTTTTTCGACTGATTAATAACAGTCGCTGCGCCGTAAGCGCCGGAATTGGAAGTTGTGTATTCCAAGGGCACTTTGATCATCAAACCGCCATCAACGGTTTCGTGAGGTTTGACTTCCCAGTTATCGCGCTCCAGCGCATTACCCATTAGTTTCCAGAGCAACGCAGAGGCTTTGTTTACAATGTCCTGCGGCTCGGTATTCATCCAGAAATATTCAGTAGTAGCGTTAAGTTGATTGATTAAGCTCATGGTTCTTCTCCTATCTTAAATAATAGGGGATTACGAGACCTTGAGCAGTGCCTCCATCATGCCTGCGTCGAGGTCTTTCCCCGTTACTTTTTGTTGTTTATGGTCTTGCGGGCTTTGCCCCTTCACAATCACTTTGCCGGTCGAATTTTTACCTTTTTGGAGATTTAACATCTTTTCCAGTTCGGCTTTCTCCTCGGCAAGCCGCTGCAACTCGGCTCTTGAGTCATCGCGTTCGATTTCTCGAAAAGCGGACAGCGCGTCGCTCATTCCGGTTTTATCTTTGGCGATATATTCCCTGATTCTCGCCTGCATTTCCGGGGTGTTAAAAGACGGGTTTTCTTCCAGGAACCGCTGTTGCATATTTTTGATATCACGCTCATTCAGCTCCTTTTTGAAAATTTCCGAAGCGGCGCTTAATGTTTTTTCGTGCTGAAGACTTGCAACCAACTCAGTCCTCTTTGCAATCAGGTTTCTCAGTTCACTCTGGTAGTTGTCGGACATCGGGTCGAGTTTATCAATCGCCTTATCGACACCTGCGATTTCTGCCTCGTAAGTAGGGCCCTGAGGCTCTTTGGGTTCAGGTGCTTTCCCTCCTCCAGAAGACAATTTTTCAATGGTCTGCAATAGGGTGTTTTTTTCTGTCCGTAACGCTCCCAGTTCATTGCCGTGTCTGGCAATTAACTGATCTTTCTCCGACAGCGCCTTTGCCACGTCGTCGATAGTCTTGTAAGTCGTACCGGGAATAATGGCTTCTTCATTTTGCTCATCTTTTTTGTTTGTATCCATGATACTGCTCACTTTCTCCTCGGCCTCGGTTGGGTGTGCCCGTTTCCGGGTCTCAACGTTGGGTGTCCGATAAGGGTTTAAAAGGTTAAATAAAAAAAGCCCCGATTCTCCAGTACGCTTGCACGTAGTCTCTGAAAAATCGGGGCTAATCATTACCGCCGAAGCGGATTATCAGTACCCTTATAATTTTATTATCTCACCGAAATTAATATTCTCCTTTACGCCTAAATAAGCGGAGCCTATGGCCCCTTGTGTCAAATTAACTTCGACTGTTATTGCTATTTTACCCGTTTTTTTTTGGGATGTCAAACAAATTAATTGCGTTTTGAATGCATCAACGGTAATTTGCAGGTTTTTATCCACCATAAACTCACGCTTTCGGAATTATATTGTTATCCTTCAAATACTTTTTATATTCCGACCGGGATTGCAATGGCGGCTCTCCGTGATGTTGAAGAGTTTTACAGGCTGATGAAAGCCATTTCACGTCATTGACCGAATCACATTGAATTCCGCCCAGCGAAATAACTCGCTTAGCCAGCCACCCGCATGAACACCGGTGTTTTTTTGGTACGCGGTTGATTTTGTGAAAAACCTCGTGCTTTTTACCGCATCTGCAAAGATATTCGTATATCGGCATTATATCTCCCTCTTGAATATATTTAGGCTGCTGGAGCGATGCTCTGCGTTCCTTTCGTTTGTTTAATGTCTCCCGGACCGCCCTGCGGCTGAATCAGATATTGTTTCAGGGCAATCGCCTCTTCCCTGGGGCAACCGGCATCAATCAGCACTTGCAGAGCCATATCGAGCTGTGACTCTCCACTTCTCTCGACTTCCTGCTTCCAATCCGGCATATTCAACATTTCGAGAACGTACCGGCGCGACAACAATCCACGCCCGGCAAGTTGCATCACTAAGTCTTGCTGTTGCAGTGATGTCCGTGGCATGGTCGATCCGGATTCGACAACGTAATTAAACCGTCTTCCGGCAAAGTTTGCTGGGCGGAATACTTGCATCGTCCCGCCGACATCGACGGATTCTTCCTTAATGCCAAAGTTCTGCCACAATCCGATAGCCCACCGTGACCGCTGCTCGGCGAGGTAATCAATAGCGGACGTCTTGGTCTGCATGACAACAGCATTGCGTTCTTGCAGCGCGATAATCGCGCTGGCTGCTATTACTCCGGTGGGGTTAATTCCCCGGTCGGCTTCTTCAATCTGGTAAATCCTGTCAAAGAATTTCAGGATTAAGTCCAAAACATTAAAAAAAGACGAGGGGAGATTGGGAACCTGTAAAAACTCTATTCTGGCATTAGGAGTGGTAGGCATCAGGATTAATCTACCCTCTTTCTGCATTGATTCTTCAATCATCTGTTTGGTAATTCCACAGTGTTGTTGGACAACAAGCGGCGGAGTTATTACATTTGTCACGTAATTCAGGAGCTTGGTAACAATAGAGTTAATTTTAATAATTAAATCGCCCACTTGTTCACTAGCAGAAAATCCCCATACTGATATTAAATCCTTGTAGGAATTAACGTGATACACAGGGAAGCGCCCCCACGGAAAGGTTGTCGCCGCGATTTCAGGGTCAAGATCAGGATTAATGTTAGGGTTGGCCGAATCATCTAAAACCATGAAACCACATTTTGCTGTTTTAGATTTAGTGATAGTAATCTTTCTAACGCCGTCGGGATAAACGTTGACGTTTTTAACTTCAAACTTCGGCCTGCCTTCTTCATCTGTGGCTGGGATAAA